CTGAAAGCCTCTATACCAAACTCTTCTGCCTTCTCATTTAGAGAGTTTATTAAATCAGTAATTATTGTATTTAAGGATGCTTTCTCAGCAGCTAGTTCTGTTTTGAATCCTTGTTCAATATTCAACTCTTCTAAATAGAACGCAGCTTTCCGTTCTTTACCATCTGCAATAGCTTTGAGATATTCCTCTCTAGCTGTAACAATATTCTCAAGTGTAACCTGATAATTCCTGTAAACCTTATTATAGTCTTCAACATATTTTTCAATATCAGATACTTCAGAGGCAAATAGATCCTGACCGCTTCTAGCTGTTTCTTCTCTATCAAGATTAACTAGAGCAGCTTTTGCCTCTATAATGGACATCGTGTACAAATCAACGTCACCAGCTAATTCAGGGTACAGTGTTTTGAGTTCTTCAGCCATTTCGAGGCTTATTAACTGCTCACCATTAACTTCCCCATAAGAAGCAGATAACTTATCATAGGATGTAAGCAATTTACTTTGTGTACCTAAGAATGTAGCCTGTAACTCTTTCTGCTGTTTCATAGCTTCCACATTATTATTTATGTGGTTGGTAAGGAGAGCAATACCTCCAGCAACTGCTGCTAAGGCTACTACAAGACCTCCAGTACCAATAACTGCTGTTATACTTGCAATTGTAGAAGCAAAGTTTAAAGCCTGTATTAACTGTATTGCTCGTAACAGTGATCCAAAAGCAATCAGTGTTGGGCCAAGGACCACAACTAATGCTCCAAAGTTAATAACTGTATTCTGGATACTTGCATCTAAAGTGGAAAACCATGTAGCTGCTCCAGCAATCTTTTCTGCTAGTTCTGCTACTCTAGGAACCAAATTAGTACCAATCTCAGTAGTAGCTACAATAATCTCATTTTTACTTCTTAGCATTGACTGTCTAAACTCATCAATACCACTAATAGCCGTTTCAAAAGCCTGATCAGAAGCTCCAACAGCTTCATACATTGCCTGTAAGTCTGTACGATATTTATCTATAGAATCACCAGATAACCTACTCGCAATGGTTATACCTTCAATTCTTCTAATATAAGACTGAAAGGGCTCATCACCATCAGCAGCTGTATCAATAATTAGTTTTAAAGCATTTGCAAAACCACCAGAAGCATCAACAAAATCTTCTCCAGTTGTAACTTGCTTCCCAGTTGCCTCAGAAACCCTATCAAACAAGTCTAGCAACTTCTCATTAGGATTTAACAAAGATGCAGAAGCTGATCTAAACTTTGTAGCTACTTCAGAAGCATCACCAATTACACCTGTCAAAGCAGAGAATGTAGCAAATAGTTCTTCTTGACTAACACCCAATCTTACAGCACTATCAGTAGCTGTCTGGATTCCATTAGCTAACTGAGGGAATGTTGTCTGTCCTAAACGAACAGTTTCAAAAGCCAAGTCAAATACTTTTCCAGTTGCTTCAGCAGAAGTATCTCCATAAGCTTTAGTTACAGCAGATGCTAACTCAATTGAATCAGATACAGAGGCTGCTCCAGCAACTGCTGCTTTAGTAGCCTGTGCAAAAATCTCTTCTGTATCAGCCGTATCCTGAAAAGCAGATATAGTCTGGTATAAACCTGCTGTTAAACTATTCATTGCCACACCAGTTTCAGTGGCTAAACTATTCACAGAGTCTTTTAACTCATATATACGATCCCCAGTTCCCGGAATAAGTGTTTCCACCTGCCCCAGACCTTTAGTTAGGTCGGTGGAAAACTTCACTGTTGCTGTTGCAGCTCCAGCGATTAGTAAGCCATATCTGGAAATATCACGTCCTACAGTCTTAAAACCAGAGGAGGCTTTATTCAAAGTTGAAACAGTTCTATTGGCTGTTGAATTGTAAGAACTGGTAGAAGTAGTCAGTTTATCTGTTGACTTGGTTGTACTATCTGCTTGGGTCTTTAAACCCTTCAAGTTTTTACTAGCAGTTACTACTCCGGTGCTGTCAATCTTTATATACAGTGTAGAAATTTCAGCCATGATTAATCCCCTCCTTAAACTCCACATATTGGAAGTTCGTGTTATTCTGGGTACTGTATTTTGAGTGGAATGCATAGTGACACTTATTACATAAAGCAACACCATTATTCAAATCAAATCGTTTATCAATAGCCCAATGCCAACCATCAAGATGATGAGCATGTACAGCAGTACCTTCTGAGAAAGGTACACCACAACAATCACAAAATGCAGCATCTTGTTTGACTGCTTTTACCCACCTAGAGTATCTTGTATCATGTCTAGTTTTATATCTTTCTTTGGATAAGCCATCCTTATACTGACAATTATTTTCCCCAATTCTTCGCTCTATGGCACACTTAGGACACCCAGCACCATTTAAGTGGCTATTAGGAGTTTGCTCAAAACTACCATGTGTTGGGCAAATAATAGTTACTTTCGAATGTGCTATTGAATACTTTGCACTAGAGTAATCATATTTACCTTTGTGAATCTCATTAGCCTTTTCCACAAAATAGTCTTCTCTGAGCCTCTTTTGTAAGCCCCTACTTTCTGCACCACATTTAGGACATCCCTTCCCAGTTAAGTGACTACTGGGCTCTTGTTGGAACTCCCCATGAATTGGGCAAATAATTATTACTTTAGCTTTAGCATTCAGGTAATAAGTGTTATCGTACAAATATTTTTCACCATGCACAGCTTTTGCTTTACTTATAAACTCCTCAGAATTTGAAGTGCCTTTATCTGCCTGAATTCGTTTACTACATTTAGGGCATCCCCTTCCAGACATATGCTTGTCAGGCGATTGTAGAAACTCACCGTGTTCTAAACAAATAATTTTAACTTTGGTACGATTATCCTTGTAGTCTGCTAAACTATAATTATACTTATCCCCATGAGTACTCTGTGCTCTTGCAATAAATTGCTCAATTGTTAATCTTCTTGACAAGAGCTACCTCCCAACTTGCTTACTCTTCAAAGGTTGCTTAGAACTTTTCTTGAGACTGTTCTTTTTCTGATCCTGTTCAAAATAGTATTTATCTGCTTCTTTCCACATAGCAAATAATAAAGCTATGTCTTCCCCATCAAAGTCAGCATCCATCACCTGTTCATAATAGTATACTGTCTGATAGAATTCCTTACCTCTTTGATACATATCAAAAAATAGATAAAATAATGTTTCGTCCCATGGTTCTGGAACTGTTTCATTTTCTAATTCTTCTGGAACTACTTTCCCTTTACTATCCTTAACAACCTTCTCTAGTTTCTTTCTTTTAGATACTCCTTTTTCATCAGGAGTATCTAAAGCCAATCTACTTACTAATGCAGACCTTAGCCTGTCTGCTTTTCGGATAAAAAATTGTTTCTATCCTTGGCATACCTTAGAACCTGTTCAGTAATAATGGGAGCATTAGTATAAACTCTCTCACCAGTTTCTTTATCAAATTCTAGGACTTTACCATCTTCTTCTATGTTTTCCCAATCCACAGTAATTGCTACTGCCATGGATATGGTTTTATATTCAACACCATCATAATCTTTATTCTTTTCTTCACGCTGTCTCTCAAGATACTTAGCCAGTTTCTGACTCTCAGATTTAAACTTCTTTGAATCAATACCTACAACTTTAATCCTGATACCAGTCTTAACTCCATCACCATCCAAGATATCAAGCCATTTGCCCTGCTCAGATGTAGTAACCGTGTTTAATTTAGAAATGTCCATAAAATTCCTCTCTCTTTAAGTTTCTATTTTAGAAATGCTCCCACACCTAAGCATGGGAGCTAGTTATTTATGCCGTTTTAGGCTGTTTAACAATATACATGGTAGTGAACTCAGCATCCCCACCAAGAGCCTGAAAACCAATAGATTCTGTAACGTCATTTTCAGCTACATCAATACTATCAGAATTAAATCTGATTTTAGGAAATCCAAAGGTGTAACCATTCTTATCCAGATCCTCAAAATAGAGGGCTACACTAAGATCAGTTTCATTGTTATAGATATCACTTAGAACAGAACTAGGGAAGAATGCACTGATTGTTCCAGTAACATTAATTCTTCCTTCACCGATTGAACATCTATTTTTCTGAAGAAGTGCATATCTAGGATTAAGTCCATTATCAAGAGTAAAGTCAAAGCCTGTGATTACACAATCGGCTACACCCGGAATAGTAAGTGTTCCAGTATAGGAATCAAATACATCATTGGTGTTACCATCAATGAGAGAGTCAGCTACACTTGTTGAATCAAAACCACTATAGTTAATACCCTGAAAGGCAAACTCATTAGTGATGATAGAGTCAGTCTGAATAGATGCACTCCAAGATTCTACCTTAGCTCCAGTGATGTGGTGGTATTCACTAACATCATTAAAACCCTCTTCAATACTGAATGATGCAAGATCTACACCACATTTAACAATAGCAGTAGCATTTGCAACATCAAGATCTCCTGTTGAAAGAGTCTCATTAGCAAGAGTGCTGTCTGCAAGAGTGATAATTGTATTAGTTACTGCTGTTACCTTATGATAACCATCATTAGAAGCATTAGTGAAGCCATCAAAATAAAGTCTATCACCAACTCTAATATCCAGATCTGTCACCCATACTGCTGATGCAGCAGTCATTGTTTTATTTGTTGCAGATACTGTTATGTTATTTGCTGAGGCATCAACCTGAGCACCCTCTCTTGCACCAACAATTCTAACTGTATCATCAGCAGAAATTGTAAAAGATGCAGGGGTTGCAGCGTCTGCCTGATCCAAAGTAATAGTGTCAGTTGTTACGTCATTTACGTAATATACACCATCGTTGGATGCTGTGGCTGATCCAGTAAGAACCAAATAGTCCCCTACTGCTACACCTTTATCTGCCCAATTTGAACTATCGTCTGTAACGATGGTTGCTCCACCGGAAATATCAACTACGATATCGGTTAGGTCATAATCGCCTACCCATTCGCTACCCAAAGCTCCAGCAATCAACTCATCATAACTGTCAGCTGAAAACTCTCCGGGAATTGTTAATGCCGGGGCATTCTGTCCAAGTCTTGAAACAATAATCTGCCGGTCATCTCTGATCTCATCTGATGTGATGTTCGTCCTAGCATTCTCAATACCACTACCGGGAGTCACCCTAAGCTTCTGTGCATTGAAAGGACTAGGGAGTGTTCCTGCAACTGTTTCTTTCTGGAATGCTACATATCTTTGTGATCCGCTTCCCATATTTTACCTCCAAAATTCTACATATTAATTTGATATATCTGATCGGAAGACAATGTTGACTACCTCCCTATACCAATCACCTTGTGTTGTGTAACTCCCAATATAAAATTGAGTTATACGTACATTTAAACCATTATATGAGGCTACTGTGCCTCTTTTAAAATATTCTTTTAACTGAGTTATTATTGCAGTAGCACCAGAAGATCCCTGATCGCTATCTACATTTAATGTGATCTGATAAACCCCACTAGCCCTATCATCAGAACTAGATCCAAGTTCCACAGGTGCTGTTTCCCCGTGTAGATAATCTACTTTTAAGTAGGGAGTGCCATGTTTTGGCTTATAACTAACAGTGGGGAAATCAACATCAATTGGGTAAGCTTGAAGGTACTCTGATAGTCTGTGGTTCAAAGATTTTTCTATATCTTTTTGTGTCATTAATTTAGTCCTTGAGCTTTTCTAACAGCTCTCCTATAGATATCTGGATACTCAGCCAATGTGACTTTAACCATACCTTTAGGAGCTTGATTACTGAATCCTCCAGATGACCTGATCTCATATTCTTTCTTCTGTTTGTTCCAAGATCCTACAGAAGGGTTTCTTGGATACAAGCCATCTTCCAAATGAAATATCCATGGAACAGAGTTTGAAAAGTAGATATCATCATCTCCCTGAACTCTTGCAAGAACTTTTAGCATTCTCTGCTTAGTGGTGTCTCCTTTCTGGTCAGTTCCTTTCAGAACTTTGGTAGAAGGAGCATTGATTGTACATTGCCAGTTATATTTAGTATTTCCAGAATGCTTCTCAAACTCAAACCAGATAGGAGTGCGATCAATTACCCTGCTAAACAAGTCATAAGCTAATAATTTTCTTGCATCATTTATTGTAGATTCAGACTTAAGTCTGAACTTTTCGATATCAGCCACAAACTCTTTATTATACCCTTTAGCCATACTTAAATCCTTAGTGCTATTTTATACAGCAGTACTGTACCTGCGGGATTAATACTCTCATGAGCAATATACTTATAGGATTTACCATTTACTATAAAAACATCATCAACTTGAGGTTCTGGGATATCTACAATTAGCAACTCACTGTCACTTTTATTTACCAGTGAGTTTTCCAATAGAGAATCACTAATACCAACCAGCACACCGTTATCTGTGTACTCTGTATCTGAAGGCTCAGTACTTTGTGTTTGTCCAGAGATTGTATTCCTCCATATGAAAGTCTCAGTAACTGGATCATATTCCCTATCCCAGAGACTTTCATCAAAAGCTCTTGTGAGCTTCACAGGGTTGCCAAATTTCAACAGTAACCGTTTAGCTGTAGCTAAAGTCGTTTGATAATCAAATGTCGCCATAGTGCTTCTCCTTATGCAGAGAATACAGCGTTAATCACTACCTCTGCTGCCCCGACAGTATAAGTGTAGGGATTTTCTGTTGATAATTGTGCTCCACTACCATCCTGCCATTCTACAAAAGTAGGGTAGTTGACTGAAGGAGTTGCCTGTAAAGTTATGCTATCCCCTTCTTTAATAAATACATTAGGAGTTGGTGTTACAGTAGCTCCGTCAGCTTCTGCACCTGCTGGAAGAACTCCAGTATTAATTTCAATTACGTTTGATTCTGTAATTACAAAACCATCTTCTTTATATACTGCTATAGTTGTTGGGTACTGAGATCTTTCCTCATGGTATTTCTCTACCGCAGCGTCTATGTCATCAGCTACTACAAAGTAGTCTGTATCAGCATTAAATATTTTTGCCATTCTATCTTCCTTTAGGGACTGTCCCCACCATCACGCATGATATCTAAAATGAAGTTATCATTGACTCCACCAGTTATTCTATACAGTGCATTGTCCACAGATGTGTATATATCCTGATACATAGAAGATCCTTCTTGATACTTTACTGACTCTTTAATAACATCTACACTTACGGATTCTGATATGACTTTACCATCCTTAGAAATGGTAGCATTTGGATCAACCCCTTGATTTATCAAGTAAGCCATTTCATTAACAGCATTCTTAATTTCTCTTGGAACAGTTCCTGATTCTATATCATACCCATCAGTGTAATAAGCCCCTTCTCTACCCCATTCTAACCTCTGAGTGCTTGACACTCTGTATCCGGGAAAACCCTTCACATAGTTGGAATCAATATATGCTGTGGACTTATTAAGAAGTCTCTTAATGTCATTGTCAGTTAGAGATTCAAAGGAGTACCCAATATTAAACCAATACTGCTGTAACTCTAGTGCAGAAACATAGCTTGTAGCATTTGATAAGCCTGTACCATCTTCTACTACAAATTCAATTTCCATTTGCTTATTCCTCTTCTATGGCCTTTATCTGTCCAGCGTACTTTTCCGAAACCGCTCTAATCTGAACAAAAAGGTCAGCCATTATAGTTTGTACCTGTTCATAGAAAATGATCATGTTTGCATCATAAACTTCTTTTCTATCTAGTATTAACTGTGATTTTAAGTATTTTCTATCAATGTATTTTTTAATAAGTTTCTGAGCTTCCTCAGTCCTTTTGTGGATATACGTTTGATATTCTACATCAGACATATTTAACAAACCATTACGCTTCACCCACTTTCTTAGAACTCCACAGGCATCATCCAAAGCACCATCTACAATCATTTTGTAAATCTGTAGTGCATCTGATTTTTTATTCTCTGTGATGTCCCTAGAATCTAATAAGGATGTATACCTATCAGTTAATAAATCTGCTATTTCCACAGCAGTAGTTTTGATTAAACTCATCTGGTCATAAATTGTATCATAGTATTTAATAAGGGTAATTCGTTCACCCTTACTTCGCTCATTCCTTATTCTATCCAGAAAGTCAGAATAATTAGGACAAGATTCATGAACAATTCCTGTATCTTTATTATCTTTTTTCCAAATTAATGTAGGAATCTTTATTACACCGCTTTTTACCAAGTACAAAAATCCTAGTATTGCCAGCACCTGTATTGCAGGGTCTAGCTCATTATAAAATTCTAATATTACTGCAAATACTGCTTCCCACATAACCACCTCTAATTATTTTAATTTAAAATTTCTTCAGGTAGTTCATACCATAAGAAGTTAAACTCCCACTCCAATGACTCAGAGGCTACTACTTTGAATACTGCCAAATCTCCGGGTTGGAACATTTTTGCATGAGTACCAGAATTAGAACCTCCACCAGCCACATTTCCCTGACCCTGCATACCAAAAATATATTGGCGAAGATCATCTCCGGGACTACCGACTGGAGTAACTCCTTCTACAAAACAAAAGCCTCGATCCTATAACGGATGAGGCTTTTAACTAGGCTTCAATTGCTTTAAGCATTTCAGCGACTTCCTCGTCAGATTTTTTGGATACAGCACGTTTATCTTTAATAATGTCAGCATTTTTCAATGCCTGAATTGCTTCTTCTCTATTAAAGTCTGCATCCTCCTCTACCTTGGAATTTGTTTCATCAGGAGTCACTACAACTTCTGCATCAATTTTTTCATTTACTTCTGCTTCTACAGCTTTAGGTTCAGCAGTGGCAACTCCACACGTGTGTGCTTTCTGTTCTCCCACTGTGCTAAACCACAAGCCACATTTGAAGCAGGGATAAATATTTTTAGCTTTAGCCATTTTTATCCCCTATCTCCTTATTTCCTTACGGAACCAATGTTGACATCAAAAGTACCAGAAGCTGCTGCACCACCAGTTACGATAATTCTACCATATACAGGTTTTGTGTGATCAGGAGTATATCTAAAAAACTCTGCACCGGCAGCAGGAGCTGCACCAGAGAAAGGCAGATCAATGGTAGTAGAAGAACTCATATCTGAATTTTCAGAATATTCATACTGTACACCAGAGAGTACAGCCATAGTTGTCAGTGCTGTACCAACAACTTCAATAGCATCAAGAGTTTTGCCAAGTTTGAAAATGGCAGAAGTGGCTGATGCACTTACAGGAAGGGTTTCCCCTTCAAAAATCCGATCAGTGTCGGAATAAAGTTCAGTACTAATAGTACCGCTTGCTAAATCAGACATATATTAAACCTCCAAGTTTATCAAAATAATATCTTTATAATTTTCTTATTAGGTAACGTTAGGTTCCGTAGCTTTCAGAAAGTTATAAGAAGTCATGATAGGAATACCATTCCAGTAGTTGATCATTCTGTTGACACCATCATCAGCATTAAAAGTCTGAAGACTAGAAGCTTTGTACTTGTACAGAGCAGTCAGTACTTTAGGATGACAATACAGAACAGTGTTTCCACCCTGCTGTCCACGAACAGATTCAATCAAGCTATCAATTTCAGCTTCAGTGGGGATTGCAGCTTCTACATCAAGGTCAATATTTACAATAGAAGAAACGTATCTCTTGTTAGCAAGCTGCATACCAATGTAGGATTTCATAGCCATACCATATACAAGACGACCAGTTGAGTCTTTATAAAGATTTCCACCATTAATGGGGAACTGATCCATCAAAACGCCTCTACCAAAACCATTGGGGTCATAAAGCCCAGTAGTATCTCCAGAAGACCATTTAACAGCAAGCATAGAGTAGTTTTTGCCAGCTGAACCACCAGCGTCAATAACATGCTCACCTGAAAGGGCAGCATCATTGTTAAGAGCATATGCTCTAATGCTATTATACAGAATAGATTTTTCAGCAGCCTGACCGGATGCTTTAAGGATGGCAGGGGTTTTCTGGGCAAAGTAATTACCGGGAGAACCAAACTGTTTTGCCTTATCCTGACCGACTTCCATTTCTCCACCGAGAACAGAAACATCAATCTTTTCGAGTTTGCTAGAAGCATCTACTTTAGGGAGTGCTTCATCAAGTGCAAGCAGTCCAGCTGCATCAGCACTTTCCAGCTCTTCATACTGGTGCTGAAGCCCATTAGAAGTAGGGGCCATAGGAATAGTTCCGAGAATGGGGGATTCTTCAAGAAGCTGATCCACCATCGTAGTCTGTTTGGGAGAATTTGCAATTGCAATCTCTCTAAAAGTGTTTGTTATAGACATGTACACCTCCGTTGTTTTCTTATTTAAAATTTAGAATTGCTATGATTAAAAGTTGAACATTTTATTGAGTCGATCTACTTCACTCTCATTATCTGAAGAACCACCACTTCCACCGAAACCATTACCACCCATATCCAGTTTAGGAGGGAGGAGACGTTTACCAGCTTCTGTAGCAGGAAAGGATTTAACCCAATCACCAATAGGGAGTAGGCCACCTTCATAAGGAAGAGAAATCATCATCTGACCGGCATCATTCATCTCAATAGATGCGTTCTGCTTAAGACCATTAAACCAAATATCATCTACTTTAAGTCCTGCCTGATTTACGGCTTTACGTATTTCAGATTCTGCTCTATAATCCTGATACTGTTTAACTGCTGTTTCTCGGCCTTCTTTCTCTGCTTCCATTTCTTTCTGGAGTTTAGTAAGCGTAGGAGTCAATTCATCCTCTTTGGCTTTTTTACCTCTTTCATAATTTTCAGTGAGTTTCTTCTCAATCTCTTCATCGGAACCGCCCTTGGCACGATATGTTTCAAGCTGGTTTTTAAGATCTGCAAATGATTCAGCTGAAAGGTCATTTTCAGTTACAAAAGAATACTGAGATTTAAAATCATTAAACTGCTGGCTTAACTGCAATTTTTCGTTTTTAAGATCATCCCGATTCTTAATTAGACCGCTTGTACGATCAACAACCTCTCCCTCAATGTATTCGTCCACCTTAGACTGAATAACTGTTTCGTCTGCGTCTTCTTTAATGAAGCCGTTCTCTTTGAGAACTTTAATAATGTCCATGTTATACCTCTGGTATGTAAAAATAATATGATATCTCTGTTTCCTAACAGGAGACTTATGTGAGAAATCAAAAAATGCACAACTTTTCCACAGGAAATTAGTGCGTTTTCTTTTGATTATAATTCATATTAACATATATGTTCACTGTGCACACACACTGTTATATAAATAAAAAAGCATCCTTATATAAGGATGCTTAAAATTACTCTGTATATCTGTAAGTTGCTATTGGGCCATAATCACGATTGTAAACAATACATTCAGTAGCTTGTTGTCCTTGAAAACCTTTACCATTAGCCCATTCACACGTTGGCGACAGTGTTGGTAGAATACGCATAAGAATTCCATACTCCTCTGCCACCTCAGTAATTTGTGTATTTCTGGTTTGATGTAAGTGGCCTGTATGAAATTCCTTGTAACGGCATTTAGCCAAATCTGGACGCTGCTGCATCATCATCATTGGAAGAACATATTTCTTCTTTATCTGTTCAGAGCCATGTACGAACCCAAGAGCTACCTCTCCAAACTGCTTATACTTAAGTAATGGTAAATCATTGTCAATCTCTATATTAGGATTGTTACTAAAATAATGTTTTAAGATCTCACCCAGTAAGAATACTAAGTTTGTATCGTGATTACCGGGAACAACCACTACTTCTACAGTAAAGTAGTGCAGTAGTTTCTCCAGCACAGTTATTAATAAATCCTCAGATTCAAGAATGAGATGTTTGTAATCTACATCATTCCTTTGTGGAGTACCCTTAGTAGTTGTATTCTCTGGATTATCTATATTTAGTAGGTCATTACCAAGAACAAACATTACTTTCTGAACTTCATCTTTTGTCCTATCAATAAAATAATCAGTAGCACACAACATAGATTCCTTAGCAATTGCAGTAGTCCACTCCTTACCATTCCCAGTAACGTCTGCCTGTATTCGTTTACCTATATGATGATCATAGAAATTAAACAAAGCCATATTATCAAGTTTTTTATGTTTAGGAGGTTCAATAAAATCAGTAGGAGGTTCGTGTTTAAGTAGAATTTCTCTAAAGTTTTCCACCATCTCCTCTGGAGATACATCATTTAAATCTCTTGGTTTGAACTTCCCTTCCACGATATACCATGGATTCTTATTATTCTGAGAAGCCCTAACAGTTTTGCCAACACATTTCCAGTTAGACAAATCTATTCCAGCTAGTTCAGCAGCTGTCTCTACATCCTGAATCTTATAGGACTTCAGGGATAATTCCAACTTGTTTTCAGTTTCATTCAATTTGTCCAGCAGAACATCTTTACTTTTTAAATCTTTTTCTATAGTATTCTCTTCAATAGCCTCTTCCCTATATGCTTCCATAGCAGCCCTACAATATCTTTTGTAAGTCTCATTGGCTACATGTCCAAACTCCTCACAGTAGGTATCATAGAACATATAGAAATCATCACTCCCTATTGGTTCAGGAACTTTAGCTAACAGCCATTCAACTCTTGTCATTTATACTCCTTATTTTACATATCTTAAGTATTCTTCAGAAATGTGTATTCCCTTACTTCTTAATTGATTTAATGTTAATTTTCGCCCATTGTTGTAGAATCTAGTTATACTTACATCCCCCTTCTGAT